CGTGACTGGAGTTCAGACGTGTGCTCTTCCGATCTGTAGTTCTTTGTCAGATTTGCGGAAATACCATCGGCGGTCTGCTGTGCCTTCGATGCGGCTGTCACGGCGCTGTTTGCAGTTGTCTTGACAGACTCAACATTCGCCGTAATGGATTCCGCGGTCTGGGACAGGGAACTCTTGGTCGCATATGTCTCTGGAATATCGATCTTCAGCTTATCGACATCGCCCTGAGCCTTGTTCGCACTGGATTGTGCGACATCGGCTGCATGCTTCGCTGTGGCCGCATTGCTGACTGCGGTATTTGCCGTCGATTGGGCCTTGCCGGCAGCGGTGTTCGCGGCGGTTGCGGATGCCTGTGCATTATTCGCGGAAGTCTGTGCCTTGGATGCATCCGCCAATGCCTTGGTGACATCGGTATCCTGATTCAGCTCCCACGTGTAGGTCTTGCCGTCGTCGGAGCCGAAACGATATGCCTTACCGGTGGCCTTGTCGTAGTAAAGGTCGCCGGAATGCTTCTTCCTCTTTGCGTCGGTGGTCCAGTCCGAAGCCGGTTTGTTCGTCAGCGTCGGGACACCGGTTCCTCTCCAGGATTCGATGGCGTTATCCGCAACGTTCTGGAGAGCAGACAGCGAATCTTTTGTGGCATAGGTCTTTGAGACCGACGCCGTGATGGAATCCGAAGTCTGTTTCAGACTCGACTGGGTCGCATAGATCTTGTCGGCATCCGCCTTGGTCTGATATTCGGTCCTCAGAGTAGTGCTGATCTGATTGGCCGTCTGCACAGCTGAGGAGGACTGCTTAAGCGACTCGTTTGCGGTTTTGCCTGCTGATTCGGCGGTGGTCTTTGCGGCGGTTGCGGTCTGGGTCGCGGTGGTGCTCTGGGTAAGAGCGGTCTGCGAATCCTTGTATGCGGAAGATGCCGTAGTCGATGCCTCGGTGGCAGTCTGTTTGGCCTCCGTGGAGACACTCAGGGCACTGTCGGACTTGGTGACGGCATTGGAGACCTTCGTTGTAAGGGTTCCGAGTTCCGTGGTGTGCTGTTCGATGACCGCATTCGCGGAATCGAGATCCGATGCGACGTTCTCGGCCTTAGACTGGGCTTCCGCCGCGGCCTGCTTCGCCGCGGCCGCCTTGGCGTCGACCGCCTGCACGGTCTTATCCAGATCGGCGGTGTCCGCATTGGCCTTGTCAGCCGCCTTCTGGGCCGCATCGGCCGCCGACTGCGCCTTGTCGGCGGCCGATTGGGCGGCCTTGACGGTGGAGTCCATCTCGGATTTCGCATCCTGGACCTGCCGGGTCAGATCGCTTCGGACCTGATCGGCCTTCTTGTCGACGGCCGCGATATTGGATTCCAGTTGGGATGCAGCGGTCTCGAGATCGGTTCGGACCTTGTCGGCCTTGGCGTCGACCGCCTGCGCCTGCTTGCGCGCGGCGTCGATGCCCGCCTGCGCGTCCCGGCGGATCTGCTCGCCCTTGGCGATCGCCTCGTCGGCCTTCGCCATGGCCTTGTCGGCGGCCTGCTGCGCATCCTGCGCGGCCTTGTCGATGCCGCTCGTATCCACGAGCGGCAGTTGGCGCCCGTCCTGGTCGATCCTGTTGGCCCCGTCCGACGCGCCGGCGCCGATGATGACGTCCGTGCCGCCCGTGACGGGGATGCGCACGGTGCCCATCTTGTGGGTCTTCTGGGTCAGGGCGAGGCGCATGGCTTTCATGCCCAGGCTCAGGCCGAGCGTCGAATCGTCTGGATTCAATTCCACGTGAGAGGACATAGCCACCTCCAAAATGTCATGCCATGGGATCGTCCATGGCGTCGAAAATGAGACTCACCTTATCCGTCTGGTCGCCGCTCATCTGCATGAGCCGGCATTCGTACACGCCGTCCGCGAGACTCGGGAATCCTTGGATGTCCAGCCGCATCGTCTCGCCGGGCCAGAAGCTGCCGAGCGGATGCAATGGCGTGCCGTCCGCGCTCATGTCGTTGGCGTGGAGTTCGCCCTTGATCTGCATGAGCGGCGCGTGATTCGCGGAAAGGACACCATCGGCATGCTGGCGCAGCAGATTTGCGTCGGCCGCGTCCGTGTCGCTGTAGGCCATCTCGCGGAGCGGAAACGGCTCATGATCCCCGCTCACGAGGCTCAGATCCTCGGACAGGTGGCACAACTGCGCCTTGTCAGTGCCCGATCCGCTCGCATAGACACGGTTCACGGCTCCGAGATGGTCTATTGTGATGTTTTCCAGAGTCCCGCCGTATGGCGAGGATGAGAGTTCGATGATCGTGTCCTGCGCGATGTTCGGGTCGGCGTCGCCGCCGGCGATGAAGTCGAAGCGGATCGTGTCGCCCGACAGCTTCGGGCGCAATTGCAGGTCGGGCCCGTTTTCCACGTTGGCGATCTTGTCCCACACGTCCGAGCATTTCAGATTCTGGATATCCCATGAATCGTATTCGCGCTGGTGCGAGCCTTTTTCGCCTCGATAGTGCCAGTCGATGGGCAGTCCGCCGCCCGGCTTGGCGTTGGTGCACAGCCAGCCTGCCTCGGCCGCGATGGCGCGGAGGGATAGATTGCCGAAGTTGATGGCATCCGTGCTGGTGCTGCCATTTGCGGCTCCGTAGACTCCCTCGCGCACCAAGTATCTATCGCCGAGCAAGCCATAAATGCTGGTCAGGCTGAAATCCGTATCGAGCGGGCCGTCCTTCCTCTGGCCTATCAGTCCGCAGAGTATCGGCGTGCCGATCGCATCCTCGGAATCCAATGGACTCGTCCAGCAGAGCGCGACGCTACGCCGGTCGGGAGCGAGCAGACGGCAGCGCTCCCCCGGCACGGCTGCGGGTATCGCCGTCCACGGGAGTTTCAGACCGCTCACCTCGTCCTTGCCGACGCCCTTGGATTTCGTGGTGGAGAGAGATGAGTCGGCCACGCTGACCGACCAGCTGAAATTCGGCAGATCGATCGGGCACATGATCTGGCCGCTGATCGTGTCGACGATGTACGCTCGCCAAGCCATATCGATCCTTCCTTTAACCGACGTTCACTCCGCGGTCCCACACCTCGAGGGTGCGGCCGGGGTAGTTCTCCTTGCTGTCCGAATGGCAGATGAAATAAACGTTCTCGCCCCACGTGACCCTGTGGTTGCGCGTGCGTACCGTGTGCCACCCTGCGGACAATTGGACGAGCGCATTGAGGTGGACGGGCTGCCATGCTCGCGACACCTGGAACTGGCCGCCGCCACCAGCCACGTCCTTCCCGTCGATCTGGAAGCCGACGTACCAGCATGCCATCTGCGTCGCGTCCTCGGTCGGCCTCTGCGGATTGTCGTGACGGCAGGCGCAGGCGGTAGCACGATACCTCAGTTCGATAAGCCTGTCGGTCGGCAGATAGAAAGATGTGTCCTGCTCGAAATAGTCCTTGCCACCGTCCGAGAAATTCGCCGGGCCTTCGTAGTTCCGCACATTGCATGCGAGACGGCCTCGCGAGGCACCGTATGGCATCGCGTAGCGTTCAGCGCCGTCCGTGCTGCAGGATTTGGTCTGGGCCATGCCGGCGGGCACGAGCATGGCCGCCAACCGCACCGCGTCGCTCGGCACCTGGCTTATCGGAATGTCCGGGTCGGCGGCGGGAGTGCCCTGCGTGACGCCGAGCACGACCTGGTTGTCGGCATCGCCCTTGTCCAAGTCGTGGGCGCGCATCCAGATGACGTCATAACGCGAAAGTCCGGCGTTTCCCGCGGCGACAGCCGGCGTCTGGCCCCCAGGCCAATACGCGAGCACGGCCTCACCCCGCTGGCCGTCGGGCTGGATGAGCGCCGTGCCGGCACCTACGTTGTAGGTGAGTCCTGTGCCTCCGGTCACATCAAGACCCTGTATGATGCCGTCGCTCGTCCATTGGGCGCTGATGATATGCCGATGGACCTGCGGACTCACCCCATTGGATCGTGCGTCCGGCCTGATGCCTAAAGCCGTGGTCATAAGTGTTGCCTCCAAGCAGATAAAAAGTTTAGATATACGTGTCACGTGATTCGCATGTGACCCAGCCGCTGCCGGGCGTGGCGAGATTGACCGTCAAAGCCTTGCCGGCGGGTATCGTCATCCACCCGCGCTGCGATAATCCCGAGGTCACGTCCACGCCTCCCATCGTCGCCGTGCGCGAACGGGTGTCCAGGAGCACCGGCGTGCCGGTGTGAATCGCGCGGTTGAAGGCAAGAGTCGAATCCAGCCCATCACATGACAGGCGAAGAGTGCAGCCATTCGGCCACTCACCGTTAAGCGCGTAAGTCGGATAGGCGCGGGAAGTGCCCTGGTTCGGCAGACGCACGACCGTCGCGCCATCGGATGCCGTGCCATACGACAGCGGGTACGCAAGGCCGGCATTGCCGGTGCCGTAGCTCAATCCTCCGGCCTGCACCACCGACGCGCGGGCCTCGCCGGAGTGCGCCAGTGCTGACAGGCGCTCGGGACGCTCGAAAACGAGCGTGATGGTCGAATCGGCAATGCTGCCGGACCTGTAACCCGGCTGTTGGGTCAGTGTGAGGTATCCACCTCTGCAGTAGGTGTCCTCGGCGCTGTCGACCACACGCATCGTGACCTGACGATGCACGAGCTTGCGGACACTGTCGATCAAAGCGATGAGCGCGTCACGACTGGAGGCATTGGCATTCCAGTGCAGGGTAACGGTACGCGACGCATACGAGATGTCATCCTCATCCACGTCGTGTCCACCGTCACCTTGGCCGCGAGCCGTCACATTAACCTTCGCGGCGGGAGTCGACCACCAACCCTCGATGCCACCCTTCGCAATACACAGGCAATCAAGATCACCCGAGCCCTCGAAGCGTACCGGATCCAAGCCGGAGGCCGACAATTCAGCAAAATAAGCCATGACGGCCTCCTTATCGCAATTGGTGCCTTGCGGTTCGCATGAGAATCGATGCATCCGCCCACGGGTCGGAACGCTCCGGAATATTGACGTTGAGATTCACGGTCCGATCGCCCTTGTCTCTGACTTCGCCGCCGAAGACCTTGAGGACCTGCTCCCGCGTCAGCACGAGCTCAGGCTGCTTAGTCTCATTGGCGACGAGATGCCGTCCGGGGGGTAGGATGCCGCCACGGTCGTACAAGGTCGGCCGATCCCCGACGATGCCGCCGAAAGCGTAGCCGCCGGCCCTGTTTAGGGCCGATAGGCTGCCGTAACGGTGCAATGCGTAGTTCACGCCAGCATAGATGTTGGCAAGTGGATTCGTGATACCCAAGCTGCGGTACGGTCCCGCGTAGGCGTTGAAAGTACCTGGGATCGTCTGCATCAGGCCCTGCGACGGATGGCCGGCCTTAGCATTCGAATCCCAATTGTTGATCGCATTCGGATTGCCGCCGGACTCCTGATTCATGCGCCGAAGGACGGTATCCGCCCAGCTCTCAGCCTGTCCAAGCTCCTTCAAAACGCGGATGACGAGACTGCGCCACTGTTCGACGCCTCCGCCCACGGCCCCATGGTATTGGCCGCTCTCGCTCTTGCTTTTCCACTTGTCGGTCAGAGATGAGGCGAAGCTCTTCGCCTTGTCGACCAGAGCGGATGCGGCCTTGACCGGTAATTGTCCGGCCATCATGCCGAACTGGCCACCGCCGATGCCGGCAACCTGCGATTTGACCGGCGAGAGGATCTTCGACGCAACCCAGTCGCCCGGATTTTTCACGAAGCTCTGCGCAGTCTCGGACAGGTCCTCAAGCCATTTCTTCGCACCGGACACCGCAGAGCCGACCTTGCCGACGATGCCGCCGCCTGCGAACCTGAGCCCGCCCATCATCATGTCCTCACGGACGGCCGCGACACCCTGACGGCGTGCGATACGATTCCAGCGATAAATGTTGGCCGCACCTACAGCACGCGTCCATTCTGGGACCATCCACGCCTCGCCGGGCGATGTCATCGCCGGAATGGAATCAACGCCTGGCGCGTAGCCAGGATTGATGCCACCCTCGGCGAATTTCACGTCCGGAAGCTTCAGGTTCAATCCGACGGCTCCCGCGACGGAATTCCATACCTTCTTTATACCATTGGTATAAACGGTGTTGACGATGAAGCTCACAGGCGATTTGGCGGCGTCCTTGACCTGATTCCAGCTTGACCGGATCCAGTCCTTCGTGGTGCTGAAAGTGTTGCCGATTGCGTTCACGGCATTGCTGATCGGCGTTTTGACGTTCTGGTTGAACCAGCCGCCGACACTGCCGAAAATGCCGGTTATGCCGTTCTTCGCGGATTGGAAAATACCGGAAAATGTTCCCGAAATGCCGGAGAACCAGCCGGTTATGCGCCACGGAACACCACCGAACCATGCGATGATGCCGTTCCAGACGGATTGCACCAAACTGCCGGCCGACGAGAACCATCCGCCGATCGCGTTTGGAATGCCGGAGAACCATGCGCCGATCACGTTTGGAATGCCGCCGAACCAGTCGCAGACACCCTGCCAGCCGGATTCGACCCATTGCCCGGCCGAGTCGAACCATCCGCCTACCGTCGATGGAATACCACTGAAGAAGCCGCCGATAGTCGCGGGCAATCCACTGAACCAGTCGGTCAGACCCTGCCATTTCGCGCTGATCCAATCGACGCATCCAGACCACGCCTGCTGGACCTGATCCACGCCGGACTGCTGCATCGCGCCGCCGACACCCGAAATGGCGTTACCGGCCATGCTCGGCCAGTTCAGCGGATTGAGATTATGCAGCCAGGTTGAATTCTTGACGCCAAGGAAGGAGGAATTCTCCTGCGTCTGCTGGTACTGCTTCTGGTATTCCTTGTATGCCTTGTCGCTCGTATCCTTGCCTTGGACGCCCTGCATGGCCTTCCAAAGCGTCTTCGGAGTGCCCTTCTGCAGATTGTTGGCAGCTCCGGCCAGCATGCTGCCGCCCAATGCGAGGGTTCCGCCCGCGCTGCCCAGCAGCTTGCTGCCGGTCTTGCCGACCTTGTCAAGGAAGGAGGACACGGTCTTCGGGACTTTGAAGTTCTTCAACACGCTGCCGAAAGTCTTCAACGCCCTGCCACCGGTCTTGAACACGGAGACGATGTCCTTGCCGACGCCGTACACGTTCTTCAAGATCTTCAAGCCCTTGCTGCCGAGCCACAGGTAAATAGCCGTGTCGAAGATGGCTCCCTGCTGTTCGGCGCTCAGACTGTTCCACATCTTCTCGATGTCGGCGATGAGCTGGATGATCGGCTTCAAACCTTCCAAGGCGACGTTGAGCGCCTTGATGGCCTTGCTCAGATTAGAATGGTCACCCTTCGACGGAACGTCGAAGAAAGCGCTGAGTCCCGGCAGGTTCTCGACGACCTGCTTCGCCGCATCACGCAGGTCAAGCAGATTCTGCTTGAAATTGATGAGCGTGTCACGGTCGACGTTTTCGAAAGCGCGGTTGAACTCGTAGGTGAATTCGCCGGTCTTGACGAAGTTCACCAGTCCGGCGTACCCCCATTGGATACGCTGGTAGGCGTCCTCGATGCCCGTATAGGAGCTTTTGTCGATTTTGAACGCCTCGGCGAACGCCTTGTTGACCTTGCCGGTCGACAGGAACGCTGCCAAACCATCCCACGCGCCGCTGAACCAGTCGGTGAACTGGCCGATACGGTCGGTCATCGCGTTCAAAGCGCCGGTCAGCTGCGGTTTGACCTTGTCGAGCACGGTCATGCCGAGTTTCTGGACGGCTGCATCCCAATTGCCCATCGCGCCTTCGAACGTGGTGGTGGATTCGGCGGCCTGCTTGGCCACGTCGGTCATGCCAAGCTGAAGAATCGCCTTGTTGAATTCCTCGGCAGTGATCTCGCCACTGGCCATCGCATCACGGAAATTGCCAGTGTACGCGCCGTTCTTCTTCATGGCGTCCTGCAGTTTGCCTGACGCGCCAGGAATCGCGTCGGACAGCTGGTTCCAGTTTTCGGTGGTCAGCTTGCCGGCTCCGGCGGTCTGCGTCATTACCATCGCGACGGACTTGTATGCTTCGGCTCCGCCGCCCGCCACTGCGGTCAGGTTGCCCGCGGCCTCGGCGAGCTTGCTGTAGTTCTTCACGCCGTTCGACGCAAGCTGGGCCGTGGTGTTGCGGATGTCGGAAAGGTTGAAGACCGTTTTATCGGCGTAGTCCTGCGTGCTTGCGGTCAGCTTCTTGATAGTATTGTCGCTCACGCCCGCGAAGCTCATGGTGCTGGCGAACTTCTGCGCCGAATCCGAAGCGTCGACCATCGAAGAGCCAAGCGACGCGAAAGTGGAAACCGCCTTGCCGACTACACTGGACGTGAATCCGCCGACTGCGCCGGCCATCGCGCTGAACCTCGCGGTCATACGACGGCTCGTCTCGCCGAGACGCGATTGGACTTCGGACAGGCCGCTCGTGGAGACTTTCGCCGAATCGACGGCCTGCTTCCACTTCTGCAAGGCATTGCGGAAACCACCGGTCGCGGTGCTCGCCTTCTGCTGTGCGGCCGCCAGCTGCGTCTGTGTTTCCTTCAAACCGTTTTGCGCGGCGCGGATCTGTTCCTCGGCGGTCTTGTACTCCTCATCCTTCTGACGAGCCTTGCTCCGCGCGTCATTAAGCCGCGCCTGCGCGCTGATCGCCTGGGAGGATGATGTGCCGTATTTCGCGACGGTCTCGTTGAGCTTCGTTTCGGCGGCCTGCACGCGCAGTGCGGCGCTTTTCTGCTCGTCACGCGCCTTCGCAATCTGCGCGGTGGCGGTGGCCACGGCCTTCTTCGCGCGTTTTTCGGCGGCTTCAAGGTTCTTGACCTGCTCCGCCAGCACGTTCGCGCCGGCCGCGCTGTTCATCGAATCGGAGAACTTCCTGCCGGCATTCCGGCCTGCCGCAGCAGCAGCCGCCGTCACACCGGAATTCAGTTTCGTTCCGAAAAGGCTCAGATTCGGCAGCACGTCAATCCACGCGGCTGTACCGGCCATGACCATTCACCTTCCTAATCTCACTGGCCCAAAGCCAAGGCCATGAGTTCCTTCCGCTCGCGCATGTGCAATTCCTTGTCAGGGTCTTCCGCCACGGATCCGTCACGCCGTCGTGCGGGTGGCAGGATGCGTGGTCGAATATCCTTTTCGGTGATCTTGCGTTCCACCAGCGGATTCGTGTTGACTATCGTCAATTGCAGTTCGCGGAGCATTTCGCCGACGTCATGCGTGAGCCATTCGCATTCCGTCCACCCGTCGCCGGACACCGCCCGGTAGAACACGTTGCCGGGCGGCATATGCACGATGAGAGCGTGCAATGCGCGAAGGCTCAGACGCCCCTGCCAGTATTCGGCGATTGGGTCGCGTGGACTGTAGACCGCGCACAAGGCAGCCTCCAGTTCCTCCGCATGCCCGTTCGCCGTCAGCAGGTCTACTGCCGTGTAGGGTTTCCCTCGGCATCCGTTTCAGTCAGATCGGAGCCGACCTCGTTGAGCAGCAGGACCAGCAGGCTCACCTGACCGCCCTCTTTCTCGTAACGCTCCCACTGGTCGCCAAGTAATGCCTTCGCCAGTTCGAATTCGTCATCGGACTTCTGCGCCCTTACGAAAGCGCGCTTCTCCTCGTTCGTCTGGAAGATTGGCGAATGGATTTTGAACACGGTGGCGTCCTTGCCGCCATCCAAAGTGAATTCGATCCATTCGGGAATCGTCGGATGCGATTCCAGGTACTTCGCCTTCACGGCCTGAAGATTGTATGTTGCGCCCATTTCAAATCCTTTCAAAAAGCAGCCCTTTCAATATGGCAAACAGTAAAAAAGAAATCCCCACAACGGTGAAAGGGACAAAAGCCATCGTGGGGAAGAATCAGAAAAAGAGCGGCTGTCAGGCTGCGGTTGAGGCCTTCTCGCCCTCGTAGTAGCTCTTGTTCACGGCCGGGTCACGATAGAACGTGAACGTGATGTCCTCGCCTTCCGCGTCGCTGCGCGAATGGGTCAGATCGCCCTGGTTCGTGACCTTGACCTTGTAGCCTGCCTCGACGCGATAATGCGCGCCGACACCGGTGCCGTCCTGCATGAGGACGAGCAGACGATAGTAGGGGAAGTCGCTGATCGCGCCATCGGAATATTCGAAGCCGTTGTTCTTGTTGGTTGGCCACTGTGCGACCGGGACGCCATGGGCGACGGCCTTCACCCACGCGTTCATTTCCAGGAACGTGACCTGCAGGGTACGGGTCTTGCTGGTGATGTCGGAGCGAACCGGTTCCAGATCCTGTACGGCGGACACGTCGGAGGAGTCGATGCTTCGACTGATCTTCATGCCATCGGTTGAAATGTATCCGAGAATATTGAAACCGTGCGGTAGGGCGTTCGGTTTGTTCGTAGTCTTGTCGAAGAATTCCGATGGCATGGCGGTGGAGTAGTCCGCCAATGCGAGCAGCTGGGTGCCCCACTTTCGGATGTTGCCGTTGTTGTCGTCGAGAATGCTGACCACATCAGTTGCAGCCATTATTTCCTCCAATCGTCTTGGTTATTTGAGGCTTGTTTTCGGTCGCGTGTCGAGATTGGCCGTGGCGGTGCAGCGAAGCACTCCGGCCTTGTTCTCGTATGCGATTTGAGAGAATTCCGTGATTCGCGAGGCGTCGACGTAGCCGTATTGGTTTCCTCTTCCGCCGAGCCGGAAGATGGACGTTTCGATGCGGCAGGTCAGGTTTGCCATCGTTTTCCAGTCGGACGCGTACACGTCGATGTCGATGCTTCGCGTGCGCGTGTAGTCGGTTCCCTGTCCTCCGCCGGGTGCCGGAGTGACCATGACCAAGGGTAGGCGCCGGTCCATGTCGTCGGGCAGTTTTGAGACGGCCGTGATGTTGACGTCGGATTTCAGCCATGCGATGAGCAGTGGGAGCGGGTGAGGCCATTGTCCTTGCAGGAGCATGCGTCAGTCCCCCATTTCCGCGATCGCGCGACGCAGGAAGCCTTTCTTTGGCAGTCTGCCGCCGTATTCCTTCTCCGTGGCCTGCTCGTCGCCTACGATGACGCGGGCGTATGGCCTTTGGATGCGGCTCGGCGATTTCGTGCCGGGACGTCGTCCCTGCGCGACGCGCACTGATTCGGCGTACCGTCTGTCGCCTTCCTTGAGTGCGATGCGCTTCACGATCGGTGCGAGCCGTCGTGCCTTCGCGTTCAATGCGGAAGTGACGGTCGGATTAGATAGCACGTTTTTGCGCATCCAATTCTCGTCGACGGTGAATTTCCCGCTCATGACGTCACCTCCGTCATCCACCATTCGGTGTGGTTTCCGATTCCGTCGGGCGTGACGTAGTCGAACGCGGCGGATGCTGGCTGGAATGCGCGACCGTTCCATTCGATTCGCGAATCTCCTGTGAGGAGGCTTGCTACGAGGTCTCCGGGATGGCTGAAGCACTTGTATTGCGGCAGGTGGTTCGCGTCCTGGAAGAGCGGTAGGTCGGTCGCGGCGATCGGCTGCACGTTGCATCCCTCGAGCACGGTTTTTCGCAGCACGTATTGCGGCTGTCCAAATTCGTCAGACGCGCCGACCACGACTCTTGTCGTGATGGTGAGTGTGTGTCCGTGTATGCCGTCCATGTCAGTCCACCTTGTATCGGGCGACCATCGCCGCCCACTGGGCCGTCGTGCCGACGGTCAGGGCGGACGAGTAGGTGCGCTGTTCAGCGCCGGTCGTGTACGACACGAGTCCCGGTAGCGTCTGGTAGATGGCGGCGGCCTGTTCGAGCACGACGTCCTGTATGCCGTTCGGCACCGGGGCGTAGCCATGTTTGTATGTGACCTGCACGCTCCGCCATTTGTCAGGGATCGGCCTGCCGAGACGTATCGCTCCGGCTTCGGACCATTCGAAATCGGTGACGGCCTGGCCCTCGATGACAAGTTCCGACACCTCACACACCGGGAGGCATGGGAGTATAAGCGCCTTGCCTCCGTCTGAGTCGAGGATGACGGTTTCGGTCATCATGCTGATCGGATTGTTGGCCTGTTCGCGGAATCGGCCGGAGGCGAGGATTAAGGCGAGTTGGAGTTTCTCGTCGTCGGCCTTGCCCCCGGTCTTCAACGCGAGGTCGTCGATGGAGGCCAGCGGTTCAAGCGTTGACTCGGTCATCGGTCACTTCGGATCGTATACTATCCGAGCCAGTGCCGGAAGCGGCGGCGGAGAGCTTGACCACGGCGAGACGCTTCGGCTCGCGGATGAACAGCATGTTGCGTTCCTCGGCGCGCACGTAGGTCAGGTTGTGGCGGGCGTCATCCTCGTTCTGGTTGAATGCCTCGATGGTCAGCGGTACGTAGTTCAGCAGCTGGACCGTGCTGAACTCGCCCATGACTGCGGTGCCCTTCGGCAATGCCTGCGATTCGATGCGAGGCACGCCCCACAGGGTACTCGGGCCCATCGCGAACGGACCCTGTCCGAAGTAACGGCCCTGCTTGTCCTGCGTGAGATCGATCGCCTCGTTGTCCTCCGGGTTCAGGACGATGGCCTGAATGTTGGTGCCGATGGCGGACAGTACGCGCTTCGCATGGCGGGCGGTGGTGAAGATGTCCGTGTCGAACGCGACCTGCTGGGTGCCGGTGGTGTTCAGAATGCCCTTCTGGGCCACGTCGGTAGTGGAATCGCCGTTGAGGATGGTCTTCTCCAAGTAGGCGTTGAGGTTGCGCATCAGGGTCTGGTTGATGAGGGTCGAGATGATACCGTCATCGTGGAGCTCCTGGTTGGTGACCTTGAAGCCGTCGGCGCAGGTCCATTCCTTCGCCTCGGCCATCTGCGTGCCGAGCTGAGACAGCGGCTTCTCCGCGCCTTCCTTGACGGATGCTGCGGCACTAGTCACGGAGATGAGCTGACGGTACTTGATGTACGGCGAATCGGTGGTTCCGCGCGTGATGAGGTCGAGGAAGACGTTCGTCTGCGGATAGGTGACGTCAGTGTAGCCCGGCAGCACGGTCGGATTCACGGCGCCCGGCAGCGCGGTGGACAGTGGATTCGGGTCATTCTTGACTCGGATCTGGCTCTTGTCGATGCGCACCGGAGTGCGGTCCGGAGTGGTCGCGCTCTTGAATGCGCGGTAGGCGGCGGTCTGGATGAAAGCCTCGCCGATGGTCTTTGCCGTTACCGCTGGCTTGCCGGACACGTCATCGGACGGTTCGGATGCGGCCAGCATGCTCTTCAATGCTTCGGACGCCTCATGCTCCTTGTCGATCCTCTCCTTCAGGTCGTCGGCCTTCTTGCGCAGGGAGATGATCTCATCATTTTCGTCCGCGGTGAATTCGCGGCCTTCACTCTGCGCCTTGTTGGCGATCTCCTTCACGCGGGCGATGGTGTCCCGCAGTTCCTGCTTCATGCTCATGTTGGAATCTCCTTCGGTGATGAGCTGTGTTTCCATTTCCGCCGCCCACGCGGTCAAATCGGGCAAGTTCTCGACGTCAGCCTGCTCGTCGGCGGTGTCCTGCGAGCGCTCCTCGCGCATGACCTCGCGGATCATGTTTCGGAGCTCGTCGCGGTCGAGTTGCGTTGAAAAAGGTCCCGGACCATTCGGTTCGGAGCCTCCGTTCGGCTCTGCGGCCTGCTGACCTGTTTCGGCCGGCGGGTCCTCGCTTTTCGTGCTGACCAGTCGCGTCTCGGGGTTCGCGCCCTTGAGACAGAGACTGACCTCGATAAGGTCGAATTTGGTAATCGGCCACACGTAGTCGCCGTCCGGCGAGACCTGCATGTCGTCGTACCAAGCTTCGCCGCCGACACTGAATTCGTGGACACGGCCGTCCTTCAGCAGTTTGAAGCACTGCAAGCCGTTCGGACTGCTCAAGTCGAGCTGTCCGTCGATTTCCAGGCATGTCTCGGTCTGTCGCATGTCGGTGATGACGCCGACGTTCGCGTTCGGGTCGGTCCAGTTGTGGCTGAAAAGGACTGGAATGGTCTTGCCGGAGCGGAATTCGTTGATGGAGTCGTCGAAGGCGTGCGGCAGCATCATGTCGCCTTGCGAGTCGACCACGTTAAATGTGGACACGACTGCGGTGAATTTTCCTTCGCCTAAAGTCTCTCCGTTACCCAATCCCATGGCCTCGGACTTCGTCCTTATGGTCAGACGCTGTTTCTCGGGTGGTTTCTCGCCTTCCTTATGCATTTGAACCTCCAAGATTCTGCGAGCCGCTATCGTGTGGGCTCGCCTGAGTGCCACCGCCGCGGACGGTGTTCAATTGGGTCAAAATCTCGTCGTATTCCGCACCCTTCGGCTCCAACCCGTGGTCGGTTCGCGCCTCGTTGACGCTCATCCACGGGCCGCCGACAGCAGAGGACGTGACCTGCGCGTCATCGATGAAGCTGCCACGCAAAGCGCTCTCGATATTGAATTCGATGAACTGGCCGGGAAAGAATCGACTGCAAATCTGCTCGTTGAAAGCCCCCTGCAGCTGTTCGAACAAAGGGCCGAGCGTCTCCCTGTAGAGAGCGTCGCGGAAAGCCTGTTGCGTGGCGTACTTGCCTTCACGGGCGCCGACCATTTCCGGCGGCACCTGATAGGCGGACGCCACCTCGATGTCGCTCAGAGTGCGGCCTTCGACCTCCTGCGCGTCCTTCGGAGTGAATTCCGTGCCGACCTTCTGATATTCGATGCCGCGCAGGATCGGACTCTCGCCCTCCTTGCCGCCACCGTCCATCCAATTGGCCAGCTCGGTCTGCATCCTGCGCCGCGCTTCGGAGGACAATGCCTTCTCCTCCAACGACTGCGACCAATATCCAGGCATGCGCAAACCATGCTTCCACAATTGGCGACGCCACTTCACTGCCTCGGTATGCTCGTCCAAGGTCTGCTGGAGCGTCCGCATTGGACTGATGCCATCGAAGCTTCCGTAGCCCTTGTCCCAGAAGTATCCATGATCGCCACCGTCATCAAATCTGATATATCCGCCGGGAGTGCTGGCAGGGTCCGTTGTGGTGAAGCCGTCGACTTCGTCGATTGTTCCCGGCTGCTTGTGGAATCGCCATTGCGCCGTGGAAATTCTTGTCAGTGTATCGTCTTCATGCGAATAGCGGACAAGGAATCGGTCGAAGAGCATCAGATCCGCCACGATGTCGTGAATCAGACGGTAGGTACTCGTCCCGTTCGCTGGATTCGGGTGATTCACCATTTTGTACAGGGTGCCATCGGTGAGCATCCTGCGTTGTCCGTAGCGTTCACCTTCGAATGCCTGAATGTGCACTCGTGCGACGTTTCTGGCGATGAATTCCACGACTTTTCGGACGCTTGGCTGGGTCGAGTAGATCTCGAAAGCGCGTGGGCCGCTCGGCAACGGCATTCCGGGATCGACAACAGGCCATGGGCCCGTGACAGTGGCTCCATCCTTTCCGGCGAAGTCGATGACGCTGCCGGAACCTTTGAAAAGGAGGCTCATTCACTCACCGCCTTAGCAAGTCTCAGCACGATGATGCCGGACACCACCCATCCGAGCGGTGTCCAGAAAAGAAAACAGCCGGTGATGATGAAGGCGAGTCCGAGAACCTCCAACAGCAGTTGGAATAGGTCAAGCAAAAAGGCCTTCCGTCTCATAGATGCTCCTTTCCGGTGCCGGTCGGGTGAGCGCTTCACTCAATGCGTTCAAAGTGGCGGCCACGCCGTCGATCTTGTCGCCGGAGTTCTGCTTGTCCGGCTGGACGTTGCCGTTCGTGTCGGTCTTGACGGCCAGATTGTCGACGTTCCAGCGCAATACGGGATTGCCGTGGTGTCGGAAGAGCGGCGCGTCCTTCGTGCCGGTGAGTAGCAACCGCTGCAGCTCCTTGAGCACCGGACTCAAGGTCTTCGTGCCTTGCCTGACGATGGTCAGACGGTCCACGTCCAGTCCGGCCTCCTGCAAGTCGTTGGCGACCTGCGTGGCGTTCCACGGGTCATATCCGATGGTCTGCACGTCGAAACAATCAAGATCATGGAGGATTCGCTTCTCCACGTAGGTGTAATCCGTCACATCTCCAGGCGTCAACGTCAGCCAGCCGTCACGCACCCATACGGACGCCATTCCAGCCGTGCGCTTGTCCAATGCCGGCAAATCGGATTCCGGGGCCCAGAAACGGAGCAGCACGTCATATCCGCCGCAATCGTCCGGAAAAAGCAGAGACCATGCGGTCAGATCGGACACCGCGCCCAGATCCCATCCACCGTAGCAGACGCGTCCCTTGTACGCCTCGGCCATCTGGTCGGGTGAAGCATATGCCGCTCCGGCATTCCTGTCCCACGAGTCCAAGGTGATGAAGCGTTCGGACTGTTTGGTTCGGATGCCTAGGTGAAGTCGCAGGTAGCTGGCGAGCTGAGCTGGCGAATTTCGCGCCTGATTCGCCTGTGCAGCCAAGTATTCGGCGCTTGGGCTTTTCCCGTATCCGGGGTTGGCTTTCATCTGCGTTTCGACCGCGAATGGATCGTCTGTCTCGTCGGCACCCCAAACCACGCCATAATAGGTGTCATCGCTAATGGTGCCAGCGGCCAATTGTTCGACGTATTTTCGCGTCTGGTCGTAGATGGTGTTGCTCTTGCCATCGTCAGGCGTGGTGATACGCACGCCCAATGGCTGAGTACGGGAGCCTCGACCGGTTTCCAACGTCCGCACCAGATCAGGGGTCTTATGCACGTGAAGTTCATCGACGATGAAGCAGTGCAGGTTCATGCCATGCGCCGCGTCAGCCGCCGAGCTGATGACTTCCATGTAACTGCCGGAGCGATTGTGCACGATACGCTTCTGATGCGCGGTCATCACACCCTTCAAGGCAGGCGTCTTCTCCACGAGCTGTTTGATCGGCTGGAACACGAAACCAGCCTGATGCTCCGTGGAAGCGGCGCATACGACCTGTGCGCCCGGCTCCCCGTCAGCGCCAAGCATATACACTGCGATTCCGCCAGAAAGCGTGGACTTACCATTCTTACGCGGCACATCAACATACAGGTCGCGGATGATACGCACCATCTGACCATCGGCATTCTTCCGCACCCAACCGAAAACCGGGGCGAGAATCCACACCAGTTGCCACGGGTCAGGGGCAAGCGGCTTGCCGGCCCACTTGCCCTGCGTGTGCCGGAGCGTGTGGAAGCTCAGCAGTACCTTGTCCACTCTCGCGGGGTCGAAGACGGCGCCCTCCACGTCACGTGGCTCAGGAGTCTTGATCTTCGGCACCTGCCATTCCTTCGGCAGGTCCATGCCGCGCTCCAGGCAATACCATGCGACCTCGGGACTGATTTTCAGACGTTCCAAGGTCTCGGCATCGGGCAGTTCAGGCGAACGGGTTAAATTCTTCATCTTCCTCGGCCTTTCCAGCGACGTTCGATTCGCTCGCCGGAGTCAGGCCGAACTCGTGCGCGAAGGCGCGAATCGTGTTCTGTGACTGAGTCAGCACGGTGAACGCTGGATTGAGTTTGCGGGCGCCACGCTCCGTCTCGATGAGCACGCCCTCCTCGTTGATGCACTCCTGCGCGCTTCTCATCGAAGCGACCGCTGTGCAATACGCCACGAGAGCGTCCCTATCCTCCGGTTTGATGAGCTTCAGTCTGGCGAGCCTCGGCACAATGCGACGCCAAGTGTTCAATGCCTCTCCGCACAACCACGACGGCACCTGTGGAGCCTTGTGTTCGAAACCGGCATCATCGTCCGAAATCTTCCTGCCACCGGCGTCACGATCAGCACCGCGGCCGTTGATGATGCGCAATTGGAGGGGCTGCCGCTGTGGTCCACGAGCGCCCATGACAGTCTCCTTTTTGGTGGTTTGACCCCTAAAACCTGAGACGCGCGAAAAAGAGTTTCGGCGGCGCCCCTAGTCGAACCTTTGTTCGACTTTCGGAACGCCATACCCGTCAGTGGAATATCCCGGGGTAGTTCCTTCGGTCTTCTTGGTCTTTAAGGGTCTTGCATTGGTCACAGAGTGTCTGTGTGTTGTTGATGTCAAGGAATGCTCCACCTGCGCCGACTGGGATGATGTGGTCGACGTTGGTTCCTTTGCGGTTGCATCGCCTGCAATTGGGTTCGAGCTTCAGGCGTGAGGCTCTGACATGCATCCATTCGGTGTGATGTTGCCTCAAGGCTCTCGTGTGCGCCGATGGATTCTGCCATGGTTTGCGCTGGTGTTGGTCGCAGCGTCCTTGATGTGTGGCTTTGCGGGTGCAGCCTGTGAAGGTGCATCGTGCTTGTGGTCTTGTCGGCATCAGTCTGTGACTTCGATTCCGAGTCGGGTCAAGGCATTGAGGAAGTCTTCCTCGTAGATTCGCAGGCCCCAGGCTTCCAAGGCGTCCGCCCTGCTGATTTGCATGCCCGCCTGTTCTCCGTGGTCGGCAATGCGAGTGAGCTGGTGTGCGATCTCTTCGAGGGCTTCTTTCATTTCTGCTCCTTTCGGCGTGTAATATCTATCTCGCTTGCATAACTTATGTATTTTTGATACAATAGTTTATGTCAACAGGAAAGGAGGTGAGCATGAAATGGACGGATATCGTGACCGCCATCAGCTCGGTGGCGAGCAACATCATCGCGCTGGCGGCGCTCATCATCTCGATACGGCGCAGACCACGCCATAAGAGATGACGAAAGGGTTCCGAGCAGACCTAGTGCCCGGAACCCCGGTTCCATCCTATTTCATGGCCATCATGAAAACAAGCACCATATTCGCCGTCTGCGGCATCACATGTGGCCTGCTGTCCGCCATGCTCGGCTTCGCGGGAAAACCATGGCAAGCCGGACTGTTCGGACTCGCGGCGGGCATCTGGTGCATCGCCACGCTCATCATGGACAGACGGGGCGGCGATGACGACTGAATACCTCGGCGTCAAACAGGTCGCCGAAAGACTCGGCGTCGCGAACGCAGCAGTCTACGACCTGCCGGAGCCGGACGTGCGCATCGGCCGCACACGCGGCTGGCTCCCCGAAACCATCGACCGGTGGAACGCGCAACGTCCCGGCAGAGGTGTCGGCGGCGGCAGACCACGCAAACAAAACGGCAAATAAAGGAATGGTTCGGAAGCGATTCCGGGCCATTCCTTTTCATGGGTGACTCCGGAGAGATTCAACTTCATCTCACGCCGACGGAGAAATCATCAATGTTCTCGATGATGCCGTCGATATATCGTTCGCGTTCTTCTTTCTCACCTTTACCAAATATCTTAAACATGCCAGCCAATATGCATGACACCACGCCGATAGCCAAAATCAACCAGTTGCCGTGACCTCCGGAAGAACTAGAGTCCACCACGAATTGGATTATCATCGGGATTCCGATACCGATCGCGCACCAAAAAGCGTTGTCTAATTTACCATTGCCATCCGGAATTCGTCTGATATCCCTTTTCAGATGCTTGAGGTCGGTCGTACGCACCGGTATCGCCTCCTCCTTCGGCATCTTAACGCTCGTCGAAAATGCCGCCTTTATGCCGTTCGGACATGACGGTGTTACGTAGCCCAAGGAGTTGGGAGAATCCAAGGTGGATATGAAAAGGGTTCAAACCGCATGTCTTCGGTTTGAACCCTCTAATCCACTGACAATCGTGCCTTGCACTTCGAAAAATGTCAAATCACGCCACGCCGCACGACCTGTCCATGCACGTCGGAGAGCCGATACAACGGCTGCCCCTTCGCGTTTTTGCCGACCGGCTGGAGCCTGCCGCGCTTGCGCCACGAGTAGATTGTGTTCACACTGCACTGGAATCCGCATTCGCGCAGCAGTTCCGCGCACTCCCCCGCCGTGAACGCGCGTCCCGACCGAACGCATTCCCTCAGGAACCCCAACCGCACATCCGTCACAAGGTAAGTGCTGCCGCACACGGGGCATGCAACGCTTACCGTGCCGACCGCCGCTGTCAATTCGACTCCGCACAGCGGGTTCGGGCATCTTCCGATGCCATGTTTCGCAGGCGGCACGTCGATGATGTCCAGCGTCTTTCGAACCATCGACTCCCACTCATGGTAGAAGTCGGCGATGTCAGGCATGCGGCGCAGTCGAGGACTGCCAGCGCAGACACGCAGCATGTCCACCAGCGGCGGATGCACGCCATAGGTCGCCCACGGCATGGCGGGCGGAGCGTACAACCGGCGCCAGAGTGCGATTGCGGCATCCTCGATGGACTGCATGTGGTCGAGCACCGGCAATCGGATTGGCGTCGGCGCGGCTGGAAGGTTGACGCGTCCAGGCTGGCGGCCTCCGTAGTGCGCGGTCGAGTCCAGGAACTCATGCAGCGAATCCAACCATGATGGATATTCCCGCAGCCAGCCGCGCATCAGCCCATCGCATCTCGCGCACATGGTATCGCCGACAGCGCATCCCCCGCAGCAGACGAGGCATACGCCGGCGAGCGCTGGCTTGTTTTGTTTGGTTTGTGCTGGTTGTGTCTGGTTTGGTGTTGGTTGGGATTCGTTGTTTTGTTCGTTCATTTGTTCGATTCCCTCCGGCGTGGTAGTCTGGTTTGTGGTAATGCCAGAGCCCGGCCGGAAGGTCGGGTTCTTTGTTATTCGTGGTGTTGTTGGATTATCGCTTTGATTTCCTCTTTGGGGACTTGAGGAACCAGTGGCGAGATCTCATCGAGGCTGTATCCGGCCTGATGCCATTTGATGATTATGTCCATGAGGGTTTTCTTCACTTTCATTTCGTTTCCTTCTTTGTTTTGGTTGTGAATGTGACCAGTCCGGTCTCGGCATGGAACACCTTGACCGGCTCGCCAGTCCTCAAGGACATGGCCTGCGCGTAGTCGCCAGCATCGTCGATGTTCTCGAACGTTCTGACGCCTTCTTGGGTGACGACGTTGTAGCTCATCTTGCCGGCTCCTTGTCCGCGCCGCTCACATGGCTCCAGTCGCATGACAGGCCGGCCTGATTGCCGTTCGCCGAGTAGACGACGCAGTCCACTTGCCTCGTGTCGGTCAGGGTGATGACGCATTCACGGAATTCGTCGTCCCAGGCGGAGCACTGCGATTCGATGGACATGACCGCATGCGCCGGCGTGGAAGGCCCCGACGCGCTTCCGCATCCGGCGAGCGCCATGCATATGACGGTGATGGCGAGTGTGATGCGTGTTGTTTTTCTCATTTTGTTTCCTCCTAGTGTTTGCGCCATCCGCCGTTGGCGTATCTGTTCCATCCGCGGATCGCGGTTTTGATGCTGTCGTCCGGGGTGGTGACCCAGACGGCGTTCGGACATCCGCGGCATTTGGCGATCCAGATGCAGTGCATCGTGGCTCCGATGATCCGGGCGTAGGGTTCGATGCCGGGTTTCCTCGTGCCGCAGTAGGGGCATGGACTAGTCCTATGCCATTTCCTGGCATGCGATGTGATGTTTTTCATGGTTTGCCTTCCGTGATGACGACGGCGCGGATGCCGTCCGAGGTTTTGTTCGTATGGTGGCGTAGGTCGCAGTCGATGACGTGCAGGCCGATGCCCCGGTATTTCAGGACCGCGTGGACCGGACTCAACCGGATCAGATCCAATGGGCCGTCCAACGTGACATCCATACCGGTGAGCGCGATGCATCGACGGCCGATCAGGTCGGCGGGATTCCGGTACTGCCACGCCATATGCGTCTGGACCGTCATGGCCGGCCTCAGATCCAAGCGACCAGGACGGCCGCGCACAGGAGCATCATGGAGACCGCTGTCATCACCATGCTCCCTTCAGGAGCTTGCGGTACCACTTGTAGTCGTTGATGTCGCGTCGGATGCAGTAGCGTACCCTGTGCGTGCCGGAATGCGTCACGTACGGGTCTTCGGGGCAGTCCAGGAACGTGAGGTAGCGGCGGAGCGTGGTCAGGTCGAACTTGCGGTAGGACAGCCACCTGTCCGGGTCCAGGCCCAGGCGTTTGAGGAAGTCGATGTCGAAGTCCACGTTCGTTCCGGCCGGAACCAGCGTGAAGCGTTGCGAGAGGGAGTCGAGATACTCCTCCACGGCGCTCGCGACCGCTGCCACGCAGTCGTTCCTGTCGGAGCTGTTCAGCAGTTCGAACAGGAGACCGTTGTCCGTGTGCATGGAGAACGCTATCGGGCTCATGGCCAACAGGTCGAGATCGTACGGTCTGATGATGCGGTGCAGGGACCCGAACGAATGTTCGCCCAGCACGTCGGTGCATTCCATGCCGATCTCCAACGGCAGGCTGGCATTCCTTTCCGTGCCGGTCGTTTCGAAGTCGAGCCAGAGCAGCGCCTCCGGCTTCCCATTCCTGTCTTTGTCCTGTGTCCTCATGATTGTTCCTTCCAAGTGCTTTGCCATTCGATGATTTCGATTTGCGTGAGCCGTTGCGCCGTGCCGTCATCCAGCAGCCACCACCAGTCGCCGTTCCAGTCGCGTATCGGCACGCTGAGCGGAGCACGCCAGCTCGGGATGATGTAGCCGAACCGTTCCGCCTCGGCCGGATGCGCGTGCGCCCAACCATGACAGCCGGTCGTGCCGGAACCGCACAGTTCGACGATGTTGCACGGCAGGTCACGCACGGTCGGGTCGGCCCGACGGCGCAACTGCCGGTGATGGCCGCTCCTGCCCGGCCAGACGGTCGGGTCGTGCAGGTTGCGTCCGCAACGCATGCAATGCCAGCCCTGACGTTGCAAGGCGATGCGTTTTGATTCCTGGAATTGCCGGTCGCTCATCGTCGCTCCCTTCCGAGCTGGTCGAGCAGGCTGATGCAGGTCGAGCAGTCGCGTTTGATATCGCGGATGCGGTCAAGGTCCATATCGGCGAGCGCTGGGCCTTTGAGCGCGTCGAGTTCCAATCGGTCGGCGGCTTGGATGGCCGAGGTGAGGATGCCGGCCATGTGTGCGATGGTCATGGCGTTCATGCCACCGCCTCCTGTCCGAACAATTGTTCGACCCATGCGTTGTCGGGCACGTTTGCGAGCTGACGGCGCAGCATGTCCGGGTCCAAGCCCTGGTTGAGCAGGTCCGCGACCTTGCACGCGAGCTCCATGTAGTCGTCGGTGCCTTCGAGGTCGGTGCCGATGACGCGTTTCACCTCGTCGCTCGCCCACGTGTACTTCCTCGCTGATTGCTGGTTTTTGACGGTGGTGTATCCGAGTTCGTGGCCGCGCATGAGCCAGATGCGGAATTTCGCGCCCCAGTCGGCCGACGTGGCGCCGGTGTCGAGCGCCCTGTCCTTGAACTTCCCCGCTTCGATGTCGCAGTCGATGCCGAGCCTGTCGGCGAGCGCCTGGTGCTCTTCGGTGGGTTTCCAGTCGGCCGGTATTGGGATTCGTTTTCTCGCGCGCGCGTTACTCTCTCTAGGTTCTATATACGGTTCTTCCTTAGATATGGTTCTTGTGCAATCATGTTGCACACCTGTTTGCACACCTGTCCGTGTTTTTTGCACCCCTGCTTGCACTGCTGGCGTGCAGTCTGTTTGCACTGCTGGTGTGCAGTCGTGTTGCACTGGTGTTTCGGCGTTTTTGAGAGGTGCAGTTTTTGCACCCCTGCTCATGTTGAGGTTCCAGACGGTCGGCTTGTATCCGCCGAGGCCGGACACGATGCGCTGGTCTCCCCTGCTGATCAGTCCGGAGGATTCGAGACTCTTCAACGCGTAGGAGACCGTACGCATGCTGTATCCGGTCAACCGACTGATCGTGCTCCTGCTCGGATATGCTCCCATGCCTTGAGGGTCGGCATGGTCGGCCAGCACAAGAAGCGTGCGGAAATCCGCGTGCTTGATGTCCGGCGCTACACCGTAGATAACCCATGTCAACGCTTGGATGCTCATGATTCCTTTCCTTTCCCTGAATGTCTTCTTACGGCCTCCTTGCCGGCCTTGGTGATCACGTAGGCACGCTGCCAGTCCCGCCTGGGTGCGCCTTCCTCCAGGAGTCCGCGGGATTCAAGCCTCCTGCACACGTTCATCTCGCGCAGGTCGGCGGGAACATGATCTTTCCCGTCGGACATCCACCGCAGGATTTCGAATTGCCTCCCAGTCAGCATCAGAAGCTCGGTTCCTCTGGTTCCTGAGCGCCGAACGAGCCAAACGAGCCGGAATCCCGCGGCTGTCCCCACGGATCGTCCGCCGGAGCCTGCGGCACGGAAGCGCCGCCCTGGTATGCGGAAGCCTGCGCCCGCACGTCCGTCGACGGCGGCGCGGCGTGCGGATTGCCGTACGCGCCCGCCGTGCCCGACTGGACCTTGGCCACCTGCGCCGTCGCATACCGCAAAGAAGGGCCGATCTCATCCACCTGCAATTCCATGACCGTGCGCTGCGTACCGTCCTTCGCCTCGTAGGAGCGTTGCGTGAGCCTGCCCTGGGCGATCACACGCATGCCCTTCGCGAAGGAACGGGCGCAATGCTCGGCCATGTCGCGCCACACACTGCAGCGCATGAACAATGCGGAGCCGTCCACGTACTGGTTCGACTGGCGGTCGAACACCCGCGGCGTGCTGGCGATCGTGAACGACGCGACCTGCGCGCCCGTGGAAGTCGTGCGGATCTCCGGATCGGCGGTCAGATTGCCGACGATCGTGATGACGGTCTCACCTGCCATGTCACTCACCCTGTCCCACGTAGCGTGCGAAGCAGACCGAGGAGCCATCCTCCAAGGTGCGGTACGCGCCCTCGTAGGAGCCCTTCGGGCGCATCGACGGGATGTCGCCGGAGTTCACGCGGTTCGCCAACGCGCGCGCCGCCTGGCGGCCACGCTTCCGGTCGGAGCGCACGTAGGCGCGCATCCTCGTCCACATGCCGGGATTGACGCGCATCGCCGTGGCCAACGCAATGTAGACGCCTTGCGAGGGCACGGGCGCGTGGTCGACCGGCAGTTGGTCGAGCCACTGCCAATCCGGTCCCGTCACGCCGTCCGCGGGCTTCGGGTTCAACGCCTCGCCGACCAGTTCCGCCACGTCCCTCTTCGGCTTCGTTTCCGGCTTGGCCGGCTTGGCGGGTTCAGATTCCGGCGTCGCTGCCTTGCGGAGTTCGGCGATGCGTTCCTTCGTGTCCGCGCTGGCGGCCTTGTACGCCGGGCTCGTGACCTTTCCCAGCGCCTCGTCCATGCTCATGTTCGGATTCGTCTCCAGCAGGCGTTCCGCCTCGAGCATGTCCGGTTCGGACACGCCCTCCTTCCTGTTCCAGCTGCGTACGGACTTGCGCTGGCCGGGCTTGAGTCCCTCCCATGGGTGGGAACTCATCCGCTGCAGCGTCTCATAGCTGTAATTGGCCATCGATCCACTTCCTTTCGGATTCTGTTGCGTTTTCGTGCCGTGGCCCGGATTCGAACCGGACTGCCGTTCCGCGACCTGAACGCGGACGGCTGGACCATTCACGGCGGGCGGCCATACGCGGGGTGTGAGTCAGGCAGAAGAAGGAATCCCCACGCATGGCCATGCTTGATTTCGGTGTCGGCGACCTGCCCCATCGCCGCCTTGTCGGAAGCCCCTACAGGTCGCCGGCGAGCATGCCTCCCGCGACGCCGGCGGCCAATGGGAGCAGCACGATCACGGCCAGTTTCAGCCATTCGCTCCACTCCGGCCTCCACGTGAGCGCCAGCGCCAGTCCGACGCCCACGACCAGGGAGCACGCGCACAGCAGCACGAGCCGCCTGTGGTGGTATTCCTTCTCGATCTGCCTGTTGCGGATCCTGAGATCGCTGGACTCGGTCATGTCACAGCTCCTTGTTGATCGTGTCGATGATGAGGTCCACGAGGCCGGCCACGTCGAGGTCGATGTAGCCGACGATGTGGCCGAGCGGACGGTATGCGTTGACCCCGTCCCATTCCTCGCCGGCAGCCGGCCTGATGACGTCGCCATGGTCGTCGAATTCGTCTAACACGGCCCTCACGCACGCCTTGCGAATGTCGTTCATGCTTACTCCTCCAACGATTTGACGTATCGGTCCATTTCCTCGCGTCTGATGTGACGGCGGGAAGGCGTTCCTCGTTTGCTTGGCGGACGGAACGTGTCTATGTCGCCCTGGTTGACAGCCTGTCGGAGGCCGTCGTAGTCGATCCCGTACAGGCTCGCGGCCTGCGGGATGGTCCATGCGAGCCTGTCCTTCAACGGGATACGGCTCGCATCCTTGAGCTCGTCCTGCAAGACCATCACGCACCCGCTTCCAACGACGGCTGCGTACGGCCCCAGTACCGGTCGATGAAATAGCGCTGCCCCTTGCCCGTGACCTTCGGAGTGCGGCTGACCGTGGTGTGCCCATCCGCATGGGTGACGGTGGTCTCCTTAATGCGGAACAGGCCGAGGTCCATCGCACGCTGTGTCGGCACGTTGCGATTCGAACCGGACTTGCCGAGATACCCGTCAGCCTGAAGAAGACGGAACAGTCTGTTCTGACCGATGTCCATCCCGTTCTGCCGGAGCATCTTCGCGAGCTCACCGACCAGGCACGTGCCGTCGGACGCGGCTACGGCGTCCGCGAACCGCGCTTTCGGCTCCAGTTCCACGATGCGCGTCTGCTGTTCGGCGAGCTGCTGGTTCTTTTGCTTGATGGTCTTCTGCGCGACAAGCACGGCCCTGGCCATGATGTCCTCATCCGAATCCGACTCGGACGTCGGGATGTAGCCGCCGGTTTTGCGGATCTGGGGCAGCACCTCATGCGTCACCCAACGCTGGAAACGCTTGACGAACGCCTGCGCCTCTTCATTCTTAACGTATGCCGTTTCGCGGTTAAGAATTGCGCGGTAAAGACCTGACTCGGTGAGAACCGTCATATTCTGCGTTCCACTGGGGGTACTCACTTCGTGTGTATCCCTCTCATCGCCATCGAGATTGCGGGTGAGGTTTGCCGCGTCGCGGTATCCGAGAATCTTGGCGATGTCGGATGCGACGAACATCACCTCGTCGCCATCGGCGAGCGCCCTGACTTTGTTTCCTTCGAATTCGAAGGGCTGGATTTGGTTGTTCATTGGATTCTCCTTTCGATTCATACGTCGGCGAGCGCTTCGGCGTCTTTGATGATGTCGGAGAGCTTGCGTCCGGTGACTTGACTGATACGGACAAGCTCGTCGAAGTTGAACGTCCCGCCATTGAGTTTGCGGTTGAGACTGTTGCGAGGGATGCCAGCTTTGATTCCAGCCTCGTCCTGCGTGAATCCAGCTTGCTTAATCGCAGACTTCATAGCTTTTCCCAGATATTGCGAATTGAGCTTATTTGTTCCCATATGGGATATGTTATATTGCATATGACTCATGTCAACCTCGGCGTGTCCCATATGAGTTATCTATATCCCAATTGGGTCTAAAGTTGCATTTATGGCAACAGGAAAGAAAATCCCAACTATCGAATCAAAGGCGCTATCGATAGCAATCAAGAGAGCAATGGCAACGCGAGAGATCAAAGGCCCAGCGTTGGCCGCGAAGTCAGGCGTGCCATACAGCACGCTTCGTAAAATATTTGATTTAAACACCGTTGCCGATTACGAGCAGCTGCATCGGATTGCGGACGCTTTGAAGATGCCGCTATCGCAAATCATCACCGACGCTGATGAACTCAGCAAAGATCCAGAAGTTATAAGCGATTTTGAGGCATCTCACGAAGATATCGACATCGATAAGTGGGCTGACCGAATCAAAATCGAAGATTCCATTAAAACCAGATAGGAAGGGAGAACAACAATGGAATTTGAAGAGAGCCTTAACCAGGTCGCCGCAAAGGTACGCGACCTCAAAGAGGGCATCGAAACAGAGGAAGCCACGAAGAACGCGTTCATCATGCCGTTCATCGGTCAAGTACTCGGTTATGACGTGTTCAACCCAACCGAAGTCGTGCCGGAATTCACCGCCGACGTTGGGGTCAAAAAAGGCGAAAAGGTCGATTACGCGCTCGTGCATGACGGTCAAGTGCAGATTCTTATCGAATGCAAGAAGATCGGCGTACCGCTCAGCTTGGAGAATGCAAGCCAGCTGTACCGGTATTTCGCGGTGACGAACGCGCGCATCGGCGTTCTGACCAACGGCCAGGTATGGAATTTCTACATGGACATCGATGAGCCGAACCGCATGGACTCGAAGCCGTTCCTGGTGCTGGATCTATTGGATATCGACCCGACGATAATCCCGGCGTTGCAGAAGCTGACCAAGCCGGCGTTCGACCTTGATTCCATCGCCAGCAGTGCCGAAGAGCTCAAATACGTGGGCGCACTCAAGAGGGCCGTCGGCGACGAGTTCAAAGAGCCGTCGGACGAGTTCGTGAAGCTGCTCGCCTCGCACGTGTACGAAGGCGCGTTCTATGCGTCGGTCATGGAGAAGTTCAGGCCATTGGTGGCGAAGGCGCTGAAGCAGTATCTATCAGATCAGGTCAATGATCGACTCAAGACGGCACTCGGCGCGGATGATGTCAAGATCGACACAATCGAGCCAGCCGCAAACGAGGAAACAAACGACGAAGACGAATCCAATGGCAACGACGACGATGGAATCGTCACCACCGAGGAGGAAATCGCCGGTTACCGAATCATCAAAGCCATCGCATGCAGCGATGTGGATCCGGAACGTGTAACGATGAGAGATGCAAAGAAATACTGCGCAATATTCCTCGACGATAACAACCGTAAGCCAATTGTTCGTCTTTATTTCAACACTAAGCAGAAATATCTCGGTGTTTTCGACGAAAACAAGAACTGCGAGCGCATGCCTATCGATACGCTTAATGGTATCTATGCCTACTCTGAGCAGATTCGCGAAGAGGTGCGCCGTCTTCTATAACAGCATCATTTGAAAATAGTTCGAGTCCCGATGTACAGCTCAATGAATGTCGGGACTCTACCTTAAAAGCCGCCCGCGCCTACGAATACTGCGTTGGCGTTGATATCGCCGGTGGATTACGGCATGGCCGAGACGGTGTACGAGGGCAATACGTGGATGATGGCAGTGGAATTGGGAGTCACCATCCAGGTGTTGAACGACTACCGGCAGCTGTTGTACGATTCCGGCGTGTGCGTGCAATAAAAAAGGGGTATGTAAAATAAGTGGTTGGAAAATGATCGAAAGCTGATCCGATTAACGGGCTAATACAACCATAATTCCAACCAATGGTTTTACAAACGGCATTTAGCGATCCCCAACCACTTATTTACCATTTCCGACAAGACAGTCGAAGTCAATCAGTTGAAGCTGCTCTACGAACTTCTCCAAATACGAGACGACTTCCTCGTCGTTCACGAATAGCGACCTGTCCTGCGTCAGTCTGCCTGATTTGTCCTGCGGGTAGCGAAGACTGATGCCGTCGTTGTCGATTTCGGCAACGGCTTTTACAAAAGCACCCATGTTCTTGATGGCCCTACCGTCCTCACGGCACCTTTGCCTCGGAAACCTCGAAAGCAAAGAGTTCCACAGGCTCGTAAGGTTGTGGTCTTTCTTAGGCTCAGCCCCACACCTTTTTATCGCCCTCTTGATTGCAAGCTCAATACAGTGCCTTGTGAGGAACATCACCGGAATCGCGTAGGAATGCTCCAGCATCAAATACATACCAGGCTTGTCGATCGCTCTCCTCCCGGCGGCCGCAAGCTCCTTGGCGGCATTGAGGAAGGATTGAATGAACTCATCTTCGAATCTATCGGCTTTAAGCTCGTCCTTCATCAAGGCAGACAAGTCCAACAGCGAGAAATTCCTCAAAGTGGGGTCGCTGAAGCCATCCACCTGAGGCTTCATGACCTGTTGGCTCATGTATTTAGGAAACACATGGTCATTGAACACACTCTCCATCAGAGAACCTCACCCTTTTTCACGTCTATCTCTCGTTCACGTAGTCGAACGCGGACTTCTCGGCCATGGTTGGACCTCTCTGTTGATAGATGATTCCAACCAATGATTTTACAACTTGTTTGAGTGCATTTTCAGTCTTGTCAACCAGATTTTTAACAACCAAGGTTATTTAATTCGGCCAACCGAATAATTAACGAATCCAACCACTTATTTTACATACCCTAAAAAGGTCCCGGCGTCCGCATGGCCGCGAGCGCCGGGGTTTCGTATCATATATCGAGCGTCTGTTGCCGTTCGATTGGGATGTGCTCTATCACTTTGGTTATTCTTCTGGATCCGGTTTCGAGTCGTCCGTCGCGCACGTATTGTTCCGTTTCCAGTTTCACTTTGAGCAGGTCTCCGCTGCAGAACGACACTTCGTGGCGGTTGAGTCTTGCCAGGAATGCATCGTCGGCGATCTCGCACCAGAATTTCTCGTCGCCTTTGGAGAACTTCCATTTTCGTGACTGGAATTGGATGGTGTCTATCTGCAGCGTGGTGGTTTCGACGGATGGTTCTATGGGCTGGTCGGAGAGGGTCAGGATGCTCATCGATTCGGATACGTCTCCGGGTATCGCGGTGTCGCTTCCGCTGTCCTTGTGGATGAAGCGCACGGGGTTGTATCCATCCTCGGACGCCGGTTTCGTTGCGGTGCCGAGGTCGTTAATGATTTTCCCATCGCATGAGGCGCGGTAGCTTTTGCGGCTGACGTCCAGTTTCGCGGCCTTGCCGATTTGCAAGGCGACCCTAGTCTCGTGCCGCTCCACCACCTCGTGTTCGTCTGGTTTGACGGTTCCGGTCTGCTCGTATCTGGTGAGGAGGATCTTGAGCACGTCCATGATGCCGGATGCGAGGTTTACCACGTCGGCGGCCTCCGCGCCCTGTCCGAGGCTGACGACGGTTCCGAGTATCTGCAGTATCACGTCGAAGGAGCCAGCCTTGGTGGCGGTGATGCGCACGTCGAGGTCGGCGAACGGGCAGGAAAGCTCCTTGTACCTATCTATGGCGTCAGCCAGTCCGATAAGAGCCGGCGCGAGGTCGCGGACGCTCATGGAGTGCTCGTCGACCGACGGTCCGGAGAAGTAAACCTCCATGGTCGTGGACTGCGTTTCCGACGATTCGCATGTTTTTCTCTTCAGTAGGTTCATATTCAATATTCTACTCTTCGAAAACG